ATTTCACTTTTCCTATTTCTTTTCCTTCTCTCTTTAAACGGTTGATTTCCCTAAGAGCCCCCCCAACTTTTCTTGCCGCTTTTAATTCGTCTGATATATATTTCTGTGGCTTCGTGTCTGATAACTTCTTGTTCCCGATCTCTTTTGCAACTCTTTCCCTTATTTCATCAATTAAAAGTTTTTTGTCTACAGGCCTAGCCCCAGCCTTTTTTGATAGAATTTCAAGTTCAACAATTAACTTTTTCATTGAAGAATCGTTGTGAATTGATTTAAGGGCTTCTTCCCTCATAGTTCCATCTGCAACTGGATCGCCGTGTATTTTTCTTACTTCCCCGTCAACTGCCGCTTCAATGGCTTCTTTTGGAGGAACCATTGTAGATAGAATCTCTTGCATATCTTCTGATGATTTAAACCCCAATAGGGATGCTGCTGTATTCGCATCAATCCCATTGTCCGAAGTCATCTTACTGGGGAATTCTCCTAACTCGGGGTCTGGTTTTATTTTTACAGCGCTTATTCCATCAGGTAGTGGTCTACCATCTGGGAATGTTCCGTCATTTAACAGTGCATAGGCCTTAAATAGTGGGTCTTCATTGAATCGTTTCTCTACTAGTGGCCTGATTCTGTCTGATTCTTTTTTTCTTATTTTTCTCTGCTTTGCGGCATATTCATTGATCGCCTTTCTTCTCAGTCTTTTGTTTCCCTCCCTTGCTAAACTCTTTTCAATAGATTCTAGTTCCTTAGATTGGTCTTGGGTCATGTCTTCTTTTGGAATGTTAGATTTTACTAAGTCAGAAACAATTAATCCGGCAATCTCACGTTTTGTCGTAAATAGCCTGTTAAAAATATCCCTAACTTCCGGTGTTAATTCAACCCCGATGTTAGTAATATGTTCATATATTTTTTCGAGCCATTGCAACGCTCTTTCAAATGCTGTCTCTAGCGCTGGGCTTGGCGCTTTCCCCTCGAAGAGATATACTTCTACTGCCTTTGCTAACTTTTCTTGTTGAGTAATTGTTAAAGACTCACCTTTTTTTGCCCCTGAAAATTCAATAAGATTGTTGACATCTTCTTTAAGTGTATCTGGGGCATTTGGTAATCTCGCTAATTCTTGCATAGTAAACATAAAATGGTGACCAATCATTTCGTGTACCATCGTGGAAAAATCGGCTTTCTCTAAAAAACCAAGTTCCTTTGTTTTTGGATTGTAAAAGCCCTTTGGAATCTCAGGATCTAAGGCTTGCAATACTTCGTCTATATTCTCTTTATTGGCGTGTTTTACGATATTTTTTATCTGTTTTTCCGTTAAGTTAACCCCTTCCTGAAATAAACCGGAATAACCTTTTTTCTCATAAAGTTCGAATGGATCTTCGTTTAGAGAATCTGCAAGTGAGTCATACCCCCTTGAGATGAGTTCAGATATCACTTCTTTTTGATTCTGTGGGGCTGTTGATAATTTCAATAATTTATTTACGCTCTCCTTGACCTTCTCTACTGACTTGAGCCTTTTGTTTTCCTCTTCTATGGCTTGCTTGGAGATCTCGTTCATCAAACTAGGCAGTTGCTTAAGGAGATTCTGAGCCTCATTAGAAGTCATTCCATCCTCGGAATTTCTAGCAATTTTAATTAAATCCTGATAAAGAGGGGAATTAACAGCACCAGCAACAAAGTCAGTAAGTTTAATTGATATCGTTCCTGATTCCGAAGATCTAGCCTCTCCGTAGGCTGTTTCATCTTCTGTGAATCTCTCTGCTGCTTCCCCTGGGGGCAGATCGTGTTTTTGCCAGAATAAATCCCAATCTTCTATTCGAAAATATACATTTGCGTTTGGGTCATTGTCGGTTGCTATATCTAAAAGTTCTTTAGTTTCAACAGTTAAGTTTTCCTTCTGAAGAACAGTGTCCTGAAAGGCCTCTCCAATGGTTTCCAAGTTCTTTGAGTCGTGCAGTTGATTTAGTGCTTGCTCAGTCTTTTCCGCTATTTCCTGGGATGCTTTTATTGGGTCCTTATCAAACAGACCTCTTGCGGTTGATCCAATGGCAACATCCCCTGTAGTTTGACCAAGACTGAAAATGGCCTCTTGCAATGATTCAGCGAGGCTAACATCTTCTAACCTGCCTTCCTCCCTAAGAACTTGTCCTGTTGTTTCTTCAACAAATTCTGAAGATACTTGAAGCGCTCCTTCTTTCGCTCCTGCTTTGAATGAGGCCTTTAATCCCTGACCTTTTGCTTTTAACAAAGAAGAACCTGACATAAAACTGGAAATGGCTTGTACGGAAGCAACTCCATACGCTTTTCTCTGCCCTCTTTTTAGGAGTTCTTTTTTTAGAGGTTCGTTGTTTAGGACTGAGAGTAATTGCTCTCTATCTGAAATGTTTATTCCCCTTTTTGATAGATCTTCTTGAATTGATGATGGTATTTCAACTGCCAAAGTGGGGATAAAAGTACCACCGGCGACACCCGTTAAAGTTGCCCTAGTTATCCATTTCTGTGCGGCGCTACCAAATATTTTTCTCAATGCGGGGGCTGAAAGTTTTTTGACGGCGGCCCCGCCAACTCCACCGCCCAATAAAATAGGCCATGAATAAGGAGTCTGTTCAATTGTCCTTCCAATCGTTGCCAGAGGATGTCTTCCCGCCAATGCAATCATCCCCAAAGACTCACCAATGGTTAGTCTTCCAGATTCATAATATTCTTTCATGGATTCAAGGATTTCTCCGCGCCATAATTTATTAGGAGCCTCAGTGACAAATCTTTGAAATTGTTGGTCCACGCTTTGGCTTGAGTTTGCCATTTCTTCATCAAATTTTTTGGACCAGTTCGGTAGTTTGTCTTGGAATTGTTTTTGTTTTGCTTCAAAATATTCAATATTTTCAGCGATGTCTTTTGGATCACCAAGGTTCGTAAATCCAGCAAGAGTCCACCCTAAAGAGTTTAACTTATAGATACCCGTTAGCAATTGAAGCCCGTATGTTTTCGGTAGTCCAGGTTGGTCTTGAAGTAGAGTCATGGAATTGGCAACTTGGGATAACTTCTCCATGTCATTTCTAGCAATTGCCATGTTCCTCGGGTCCGTCAGCCACTGGGCCATGGCCGGTGATTTTCGAACAATTTCCTCATAGTTGGCATTTTCCACAAGAAATTTTTTTGTTACCTCGTCATAATTCCTTTCTGCGAAATCAGTGGAAACCTGGAACTCCCTTGCAATTTTTAGGACTTTAGCATATCTTTCAGGATTCTTGTCATAAGACTGGTACAAAGAAGATTGCAATCGGTCTTCTTGAGACCTTACGGAGTTCATTCTCTTTAACAATTCCCAATATTCTGGGTCTGATCCTTCTGGTGGAGGACCTGAAAGTTTTTCTTTCCGTACCTGGGATAACGGTGTTGGTTCTGGCAATGGAGAAGGTGTGGCTGAAGATCCAGAAACAATTTCATGTCCACTAATCTGGCTTTTATCATCGCTTACTATTTCGTCAGGTAAAATCACCTAAATCTCTTTTCCTCATTGACCTTGAAGTTATACGCTTCCACAACATCATCTTCTGTGTAGTTTTCATCAGTGACCTTTAGGGTGTTCTCAATCCTCACTTTATCTTCGTATGGTATATTTCTGTAATTAATTCTTATTTTCTCATTTATTGGAATTTCAAAAACACGAACTCCCTTTGTTCTCAAAAGAAGAAAGTCTAGTCGTTTTTGGATAGCATCTTGATCTGGGTATTTACCATCTTCAATGAATTTTTCCTTGCTCCACTGGACCAAATCTCTAACAAGGGAACTATACTTCTGTGCCTGCTTTGGCTTTGATAAGTCAATTCTTGCCGCCTCAAGTGTCGATTTAACAACCAAATCACTGTTTAAAAAAGTATTCATATCCTTGATGAATTTTTCCTCATTGGCAACTGCATTGTTCTGCGCCTGTTTGAATTCTTCGAAATCACCATCACCAAGGACATTTCTGTATTTATAAGGATTATCTCTTGCTATTTTCATTCTAGTTTCTGGGTTCGCTAATTGATTTTGCAAAACATACCATGCGTTGTTATCCGTTGGTTCTACCTTCCCATCTCTCCTTATCCCCGCAAATTTAATGATATTTTTTTTGTCGGGACCCTTTAAACTGTGCCACAAGTTGTCATCAATAGAGTCAGGGTCCATTGTTGTTTCCAATTGCTTGTACGCTATCTCTACGGAGTTTTTGTAGTCATTGTCTTGTGCCATTCTTAAGTCAGATATTTTTTGCTTAACCCTTCTCATGGTTTCATCTCTAAGATCCACATTATTTCCAGTAACTATTTCTACTTCTTTGAGCGTTTCTGTCTCGTTTAACCCTTTTGATAATATGGCGTTAGAAATTCTTTGAGCCTTCCCCCTGATACTTGACTCATCGACTAAACCTGAAAGTTTTATTCTATCATTGGTAGTCAATTGTTCCTTAACTGGACCCATTAGGTGGTGAAATTTTGAAGCGTATTCATCAGCAGATTTTGGAGATTCGAAAATACCAAGATGCCTTCCGGTCCTCTTGTGCATAATCACCGCTTCCTGAGGAGATAGATCTTCACCTGTATCTGGATCAACTGTAGGAATTAATATCTCTCTTCCTTTATCATCTGATATCCCCATTGATTTTACAGTTTTAGTACCACCTACTTCGTTATTAAATACCTTTAATTTTGAGAATTCAATATTACTATATTTTATTAAACCAGGAAATGACTTAGGTGGTAGATTTTTATCTTTCCTTGTTAAAGAATCGAAATACGCCTTAGCCGAAATATCCTGTCTGTCGGAAAGCATCCTTCTGATTACTGTTGAATGATATCCAGACATAACATTTAAAACGGCGTCTTTTGTTTCTTCAGGTGACATTTTCTCGTCAGAAGCCCGGTCCATGATTAGGGATTCTAACTCTACAGCCGTTTTCCCTACTAAATCCATGTTCCCATAGTTATTGGATCCGTGCTCAATTAGGTTTTTTACCTGAGATGAAAAAACCTTCTTTTCATGTTGGTCAAATTCATGGGAATAATGCTTGTTGGTTATTTCATCGAACTGGTTTTCAAGTTGAGATCTCCATGCCTGTGCCTGGTCTCGCTGTTCTCTGTTCCTTAATTTTGAAACCCCTTCGTCCAAGTTTGCTAGGTATTTGTCCCGAAAAGAATTAACGTATTCCTCATTTGTTATGTTTTCTCCCTTTACATTGACAACATACCCATCCTTGGGGTCATATAGGCTTTTATTTAAATCCTGTAGTGCGTTCGATTTGAACTCATTTAACATGAGTTTATCTGCTCTTGTTTTCTCTTCAAGGGCGAGTTCTTGGATTGCTTGAATGGAGCGAAGCGAACCCTGAGTAACATTGGCTAAACCCTGTCCTCCACCAAAGGCCTCTATAGGCGCTTGTGTAGGGAGATTTACTCCTGGCAACCCTTGGGAAGAAATCTGCCTTTGAAATCTTGGAACTGTTGCCATAATGTTTTAATCCCTCAATCCAATTAAGGCCGCAGCCGTATCGTATGGGATGGCATTAATACCAGCACCAAGTATGGTCTGGGCCTTCACGTTTCTCCCGGCTACCTGAGCGAAGGCCGATTGCTGAAAACCACCCAAAGCCGACAATCTATAACCAAAGGCTTGCTTTAGGGCGTTATTGCGAACGCGAATCGCGTCTATGGTGGACTGAGTTGTGGTATCCGCTTGAACTTCAGCAGCAGACCCAAAACCAACGTCAACCCCCTGGGAAGCAAAGGCTGCCCTCTGGGCCCCTTGAATCTGTTTTGCAGCACTTTTAATGTCTGAAGCCTGTTCTTCTCCAAGTAAAATCGCTTCCTCAGCCTGAAGTTCTGCAAGTCTCGAATTAAATTCCAATTGTTGCGCCTGGAACTGCGCCTGTAATTCTGCGGCTCTACCTTGGAAAATTCCCCCGACAATCGTTGAAGTCCCAGATAAAAGCGAGTTAAAGCCAGAAAAAGCACCAAAAAGTGAGTCTATAGTAAAACCACCACCAAACGATACCGGAAAAGCAGCAGGCATTATTCTTCCCTCCCTGGTAAAATGTACCCAACCGGGGCAATCACTGCTATAGACATAGGTAGTGGATCAACCTGTCTGAAAAAGACTCTCCCATTTGAGTTCCACTCCCCACGAATATTGATTTCCTCAACCCCTGTGATTAGTGGCGGCGGGTCGTCTGGACTTTCTGAGTGGGTGACAACCAGTTCGGATAAATCTTCAAGTGGATCAACGGTATCATCTGAAGGTGGACTTCCACCAGCAAAAACACCTCTTGTTTCATTTAGTCTAATTCGAACGCTCGTTATATTTTTATTTTCTTCCATGAGCGTCTCTCCTTCAGGCGTATCTATATCTAAAGTCTCAAAGTCACATGTGAAAGGCAAGCCAACATGGATTCTAACATACGGCCTAGAAAGAGTGATCGAGCCATCGACAACTTGAATAAGGTCATACTTAGAATTATTTGGGCTTGCTACTACAAAACCATCAGCAACCACACTAACATACTCGCCCTCTAAGTGCCATAAACCAGTTACCCTATCTACAGCCCTACCCCAAGTATTTTGTCCAACACTTCTCATTGCAACGGGGACCGTTTTATCCGTAAACCCCTTGACTACAGTTGCGCTCGTATAGGATGAAATGGTAAATCTTATTTTAGTGCCATCAGATCCGGTTATATGAATTCCATTTCCTATGTCATCGGATGTAAAAATAGAACCGCTGCAAGTTAGGGTTAGCAATTCATCATACGTCCAATTTGTTCCACCGGATATGGTCATGTTTTGGCCGACATCATAAATAGTCCCATCATACGAAAGACTGCTATCCAGTGGGACAAAATCCTCTATCTCATCAATAATCCTGGTGTTCATTCTTTCAATAGTGTGGGAAGCATTACCATTGACTGTCCTCAATACGGTTAAGTACACTGCCGTTTCTGAACCTTCAGGGACAGCCGCTATGCTTGTTACCGAAGCACCTGGGAAATCATGGCGGTGAAAGGCAATAATCTGATTTTCTCGGTCATAGGTCATCCCGAGTAAAACCCCGTCATCTCGTATAATCCAGACAATAGGGTCTGGTTTCTGTTGAAATGCCCAATCTAAGATCGTGTGATTCTTGACTAAGTGCCTTGAATAAACAGTTAACTCTGCTGTTTTGTAACCATTGAGATTAAAATCATATTCAAATGCGTAGATATACGTACCACCATTTTCTATAAAAATAGCAGTTGAACCTATAACAATTGGTCTCGTAGTCGATGATCCAATATACGAGTGTGCGTTTGAATTTATGGCAAATGGAGTTATTAAACCGGAGGAATCTCCATCAAGTGAATTTTCTGAGTCTGTCGTAAAGACGATGGGTCTTCTTAAGTTAATCATATGACGCACCTCATTAACTTTCTCCCCAGCCATGGAGAAGGTAACGGCATCATCGTCTTGTATCGGCGTGGAAATCGTGAAGTTCTTGTACAATCCTGTTCGAGACCCCCAAATCCCTTCTTTATTATTTGTTGTGTTAAAGAAAAACCTTCTTTGCTGAATCAAAGCAACTCCACTTGGTTCATCCCCATTATCGGAAAACGGGTTTCTTGAATCAGGCGGGGTATCTGTTGTGTCTGGTGGTACGCCAATATCATTGAAAGTAACGGTGCTTCCTACAGCCGCAGCCTCGGACACAAAACCAAAAACACCATTTACCCTTCGATACACGTTATAAAACCTAGCACCATCTACGGCGTCAAATGAAAAAGTGACAACCGCACTTGGCGTTGGAGCAATATCTCCAAATGAATGTATTGACGATGCTAGACTCTCTTCAAATGTTTCATCGTCTATTGAGGTAACAACATATTTATTAAACGTATCAAAGGAGCCAAACCAACCTTCCGATGGAGGATCAATCTGTGGTTCAAAAGTTATTGTAGAAAAAGCCCAACTGGTACTTGAAGTTCTGGTTAGTTCCCTTGGGTCTAACCCAGTTCTTGTTATTGTCATTACGTCAACAGACTGGGTATAATTCAATAGAGCAAGGTTTGCCACAGAAAACGGAGAACTAATATTATAAATTCTTTCCGCCGTTCCGCCTGACGTATAAGAGTCGAATAAAGTAGAATCGACATCCGCTCCATCTTCTAAATACTTTATACTGTATGTGTCGGCTGTCAAGGAAACAATAAAAAAATCTCTTCCGTTTAATTCCTCTATCTCAGGGACCGTATGTGTAATGAAATCTCCGCTTGAGTACCCGTGACTAGTGACCTCTATTACACACGGGTTTGCGTTCGTTATTGAGACGATAGTCTTGGCGGATTCTTTTATGAATGCCCCATTTCGTATGAACTTCGCCTTCGTTGACATTTCTATAACATAGGTTGAATCACTTGAAACAATAAAAGGGATGAGTCTGACCATGGCATTTAGTGAGGGTGAACCCTCGATAAAACCTATAAAAGTGGTTCCTGGTCTTGAAACAATATTTCCTTCTGATGAGGTGAAGCAATTTCTCTGGGTTTTAGCCCCGGTCAGATAACGGGTTAAATCAACCCTTCCGTGGAGTGAAGGCGATAGTTCTCCACCGGATAAAGAAATTTGCCTCGCTCTGGACATTTAGTTCCTCGCTGTAATTGATTCTGACTCTGGTTCTCTGTCAACTTGTTCTTCTCTTGCGCTATTTTTGTAGGCTTCCGCAGTATAAAAATCGAAGAGTCCTTCCATTTTCTTTTTAAGGTTAAATCGGTCACCTCCTGTGATTGCAGGGGAAATGAGAGATGCTAACTTATAGGAAAAGGATATGGTAAAATCCGAAGGGTATAGAAGTGGATCTTCGATAAAATGTGTGTACCAAACTACGGCTTCTTCTTCGTCGGTAAACACAATTAAGCCGCTATCATCTGATCCGAGTTGCCATGGTTTCCTAAAGTCTCTTTGTTCCGCCCTTGTACCCGTTAAAATCTTCCTTATTTCAACGCAGGAAGATGGATAGCGATAAGAAAAAGCCCAATCATCGTTTGGGTCTTCTTCGATGAGTGCAAGAGAAACATATCTTTTCGCAAAAGGCCAGTGGTGTTTCCTTAATGTCTCTTCCAATGATTCGTCATAGAAAGTTCTTAACGCGACTGCTCTCTCATTTGAATCTGTCTCAAGGTCCGCTATTTTCTTAAGAACGCCGAGATTAGCGAGTGCCATATTTGCAATCTCTGTTTTAGATTCAGCCATTTACGACTTTCCCTTCTTTTTCTTTTTCTTTCTCGATTTACCCGACTTATTCATTGCAATAGCCACCGCCTGCCTCTGTTTGTATCCTGATTTCCTTAACTCTGATATATTCCCAGAAATTACCGTCTTAGATCTTCCCTTTCGTAATGGCATTCCTTACTCCTCAATTTCTCAAATAAAACGTTGCGTTACTTACCGTAAACGTATTTGACGCGTCAGTCCCGTTGGCCGTTACCTTCAGCCTAACTTTCTGGCACGCAATAGAAACAACAGGATAGAGGTACTCTCCCGCTGCCGTCTCTTGTTGGGTTGCCTGTGCAGCCTGCATTTCATGGTACTTGGTTCCATCAAGAGACCCTTCTAACTGGAAATCAATAGAAGTCGGAGAACTTGCTTTTGCGAGTGTTAACCCTAGCGAAATATCCCTATACTTAGAACAATCTATCCCCGTTGATGTTGCGGTTACGGGGTCGTCGTCGTAAGTGACGGAAACATTATCAAGGACATTGTATCTCGCGTTTACTCTCTCAACTAGAGCCCCTTGAAGATCAAAAAGGACATTTACTCGATCATCAGCGGAAACATCTGAAGGACCTTGCTCAGCGTCCGTGTCTGGGGCCATGTCAATTGCCTTTCCGCCAAGTTTTATCGGTTTTCCACTATCTGCGGAATCGTGACTTACGTCCCCTCCTATGTCTCCAAGGGTAATAGAATCTACGGTTAGTTCATTCTCTACGACAACTCGATCACTTCCTTTCCGATGACCACTCTTTTGAGGCATTAAGTGAATCTCCCAATGGCAATAACGCTGACACTTGCCCCTGTTGTTACTTGCCACGCTCCCGTTTTATTTACTGCCTTTATGGGAACGGAAAACGGGACAAGACTGGGGAGCGTCCCGGTATAGAAAACCGTTATTGCTGTGTCTGATCCGTCTTGAATCAAAACGTCTCCGGCATCAGCGGCGGCAGGAATAATCAGTAAATGGCTTAGATACTGCGTTCCAGGGTTTCTTGTAGACCCAGTCGTGTTTCCTAGGACCTGATCCGTAGCGGAAGCCGCTACATACTCATAGAATCTTTCAAATTTATCTCCTGGCATATTATTTCTCCTATAAAAGTAAAATGTCTTGAATATTAGCGTAAAGTTGTGGGCAGCCTCCTGTTGCTTCCACCGTCAGCGTGCCGTCGGCGGTGAAATAAGCGCGATCCAAACCACTATCACAACCAGCAGTACCAAGAAAATGGTTATTTGACAAAAATATATCGGATCCTTCAAAATCACTGGTTGCAGAATTAGCAACCCAAGTCCAATCGGCTTCATCCAATTCCCATGGCAAAGTTCCATCATCTTCATGAAAACTCATAACAATTCTACCGGACACCTCAAATACAAATCTAAGATTTATCCAGGCAAAATTAGTAAACGTCGGTGGAGTTGATCCGATAGATAAATAATTAAAAGCGATAAATTGTGCTGCTGCGTTCTGGTAAAAACCAGGGGCAGTATTTGTCGTGTATGTAATCGCCGCATCTTGTCTCAAATGAATTGAAACATTTGGATTTACTGTGTCCCCTCCTTTAAAATCAACATACAACACGGCTCCTCTCGCACCGACACCTATTTTTTCGGTTGTGAAAATTCCAGTTGTATTCCAAGAACCGTTACCAATTGAAGAAGAATATGTCCTGCCACCGTCAGTAACGATTTCATTTGTCCCACCAGTTTCTACTTCCGTAAATTCGTCATAGGTATCTATTTCATTTGACCAGATCAAAGACGGCTCGGGCTTATCACCTGTCCACCCATTATCTGTTAGGGTTATATTGTCAATATCCCCAGTTTCCCCAGAAGTGAAATAACTTGTACAAAAGAAAAGTGTTTGCCCTAATGGATTAAAATTTGTTGCTGCAAGTATATTCCCAATATATGTCCAGTTTGTTATATCACTAAAGGCAGTACCGTCGTGAGCGTGATAATATCCCTGAAGGTCCCCATTGCCTGCAATTATAATTAAAATATCATGCCAATTGTCTACCGTTGCTGTGATGTCCCCGATGGTTCCAGCCCCAGTCCACATTTTTGCCGATCCTCCAGTAAAATAAACCCCGATATAATCAGCAATGGCCACCGATGAAGACAGAGAAAGACAACACATGAAATTGTCATCAGAAACCCGAGCAGTAAAATATATACATTGGTTTTTTTCACCTGTGAACGTATTGTCCCAAGAAAAACCGTTTTCCCATGCGCCTGCACCTGTAACGCGAATAAACGTTTTTCCACCGTCTGTTTCATTATCAACGGTTCCAGTATTAATTATGGTTGTTATGCCAGTGAGGTTGTCACAACTATGCGAAGCGACTGTTGACATTATGGATTTATCCTATTTAAAGAAAACATATCGGGATACCGCGCTTGCATTTCTGCAACCCAATCGGAAGTTCGTATTTGTACTAATTCTCCGCCAACTAGGCCCGTCATTTCACGGCTATTTTGGTGAGTTAAGCGTGTATTCCTGTCTTGGGTAATTTGATCACGGTCTTCGGGAACATCTTGTGCAATAAAAGTAAGTCGACGAAACTGTAAATCCCTAGCCAATTCATTTGGGTACATGATTATCGCCAAATCGGATAGCCATGCAACAGTAACAGGGGATTTATCGGTATCTACGTCAACGAGTAACCAACCGTCTACATCAAAAATTAAGTATCTTGTTCTCGGACGAGCCATTATCGGTTTTCTCTCCTTCTTCGTTCTATTTCATGATTTCTATTCCTCTCAATTTCTCGTTCAAGAGCATCCCTATTTTGAATTATTTGTTGATCCGTCTTTCCGATATTCTGAACAATGAAATCAAGCTTAACATTTTGCAATTCCATGTCGTTTCTGTGCTCTTTACGAACCTGGGCGTCTTCTGCTTTTACGTAATCGATTGTTGCGAAGTTCGTGAAAACATAGGCGGTCATAATAACGGAAGTCGTAAGCAGTCCCCAGATGGCTGCACCAAAAATACGATAGAGAGGCTTATCCCCGTTTCTTCTTCTTAATTTTTCGGACATATCCAATAACTTAAGTTAAACCTTTTACGGGATACTTGGTGATAAAGGTTCTCCACAAAACATTCACAACACCAAACATAGCGGCCATAATTTCAGGGTTGGATTGCAAGAAATCGGAGACCCCAGGAATCATGGTGGACAATAAGACTAAAAAATAATTAATTCCGTTTTGGGTGCTTGTCAGAAACCCTTTTTCATTTTTATTGGTAGACATATTATTTACCTCCTATTTTTATCTAAACTTTAGCGTGTTTCTCATTTTTTTCAGGAAGATCAACAAATGGTTTCATTTTTTCGTCTGGGTGAGGCTCCATCCAATTTGAAGAAAAATCCTGGACTCTCAACTTCTTCACATTCCTGTACTGCTTTTGACCATACTCATTTTCGAATGGTTCTCTTACGTCAACAACGATTCTCTTGTCCGGGATTAAAAAAGTCTCTCCTGGCCTTCGAATACAACCATAATAACCGAACTTCCCTTTTTTTTTGACCACTACCTTCATACATAACCTCCTTTTGGAAAGATAAATCGGCCTTCGCCAGTAAAAAACGGTTGCAGGCCGATTCATCAAAATTAAGCTACTGTATACGCACTTGCATATTCATATCTTGCGGGTACGGCACCCAAAGGCATGACATATGAAGTTAGCGTAACACTCGGCGTTGTTCCACCTAACGTATAGTAAACCCTGGAATATCGAAGATATGTAGTATCCTGCGGTAGCGTCTGTCTATAAACCGTATTGACAGCATCTCCTCCTGTGATTGTAATCGTAGCATGCGTTACAGGTGAAGTGAAAGCATCATCTGAAGCGGTCTGGAAAGTTGCTACGTATGTCTCGTTGCCTGTTGTGTCATCTGATGCCACATCGGTTGAAACAATCCATTCCAATGGAGTACCAATTCCAAACTGTCTTGCAAGCAAGTTGTCCTTGTGGTCCGTCGAAGCCGCAGTTCCCGTTAAGGACTGAGCCTCCGAATACATTTCTAAAACGTCAATCATTTTTCTTTCTCCTTATTTTTTTGTAATTTGTTATAAAAATGGATTAGGTTACTCTTGACTCATTATTGGTTAGAGCATCCACAATTCTGACCGGATACTCGTCCCACATACGGACTTTTTTACCTGCTACATTATCGAACGTTAACCCTCCGCCTGTGCTTACATCGCCAACGCTTTGTTTCCTGAGGTACTTTCTCGCAGTACGATTCATGTACCAAACGAACTTCGCAGTACCTTCAAAGGGCGGGAGTTCTACGGCGTCTCTCATGAGTTCAGGTAAATCAGGGGGTGAACCGCTGTTAAGATCGGATACGTCAATATTTGCAATTCGAACAACATATCGCCAATCCATAACCGTTAACCCGAGATCCCACATCCATTGGTCCTTGTATACAGCCATTTGCTTGACAGCACCATTGACCGTCTTTGTCTCTAAAACCTCTCCCCAATCTTTATGGTCTAAACCGGCCATTGTATGTTTCGGATAGATAGCCATGGTTTTGAGTGGCCCCCAACCAACTAGCCAAATGGAAAGATTGTCACTTCCCGTGCCACCGCCATCGACAATGTTTCCACCATTACCGGCTGAAAGAGAAGAATATCGAGTGGCAAAACCATCGAATTGTTTCTTATCCGCAGCGTGAGATCCGTAAAACAGGTAGGTTGACATCGCTTGGTTCATGGATTCAGCGTGACCGTTACCCTGTTCCATTCTGTACTGCTGTGCATTTCCGCTAATGTCTGCTTCTTTTTTATCTACGGATAGAAAAGATTCAATCGTAGCCATGTTCTCTCGGATCTGATCGAACGTCCCTTTGGTGGAAGGAATAAACTCATTTAATCCACGCAAGAACACGTCCGGCAAACCGGATTGAACTGAAGTCAAATGACCCGTCTTTTCATTGGACGGCATAATTGGCATATCCATTAAAATTTCATTTGACTGTGTTAAAAGTTGTACAACTTGGGCATGACGCCCATCTGGGTCCCACGTTTTCGCCATTTCGGCTAAGGTGGGATATGCAGTGTCTAAAAGCATTGTTATTTCTCCTAATGGTTAAAAGTTTTACTCACTCGGCCCAGGGGTGTTCGGATACATAATAGAAGCCATAGACTTGTTTTTTGACTTCTGACCGACTGAGTCCCCCATGACCAACTTATCTTCAGCGAACATTTTACCCAGTTTTGTTAGGGCTTTCATGACAACCTTGTTGGAACCGTATCCAGTTTCGTTTAAAAGGTTGACTAATTCTTCGCCTCCGATTTCCGTTGCTGCTCTCTTTGCCGATTCTGCGTTTTCTCTGATGGCTTCTGGTGTGGAAAATTCTTTCTCCTTCAAGAGTTCTTTTTCAAAGTCCATCACTCTTTTTTCCCACTCGACTCCACCAGGGGAGTTGTCCTCCTTGTATTTCGCTTTTGCGGCTTCAAGATCGCTTGCATATTTTGACTGTTTGTCGAGTAAAAGTTGCGCTTGTTCGTTATTGAGTCCTAGTTCTTTCGCGAAGTCCTTTGCACTCTTAACGTCGCTTTCTTTCAACAATGAGTCCTTTGGCAATTTTAGACTGTACTCAGTTACCTTTTCCTTGTCTTTGTCGCCTTCTTTATCCTTATCTTCACTTTTCTTATCTTCATCGACTTGTGTCGTTTCTTTTTTCTGTGTTTCTTCTTTCTGCGTTTCTTTTTTTTCACCATCTTCCCCTGGGGTATCTTTATATAGAACTTCTGCTGGGGTCTTTGTTTTTTTAGATTCTATATCGACATCTATAGTTTTTTGGGTTTCAGATGAATCGGTTGTTTCCGTTGTCTGTGTCTCAGGCATTTTGTTTTCTCTTTCTTTCTTTTGGGTTTAAAATTTCTTCTCTGTTTTTCGCTTCCGTAGCCATTAATGAGTATGCTCCTGGGTCAGCCTCATTTACCTTAACCAAAAGCATATTTCCGATTGATCTCATGCCCTCATTGAAAACTGTTTTGTCTGAGTCTTTCACATAACTAACCATGAAAACTCCGCAATCTCCCATGAGGTTCCAATAAAACCTTCTCCCCTCCACCGTGGAGAGAACAGTCAGTAAGTCTCGAATGTCTTGATTCGAATCCTCTAATGACTGTTTCTCCGCTAGGTGGACTTGAGACGGATCGGCAGAATTTCTAACGTAAACCAAAAAAACCCCCCTTACTTTAGGTTTCAGTGTAAGTAACACCTACTCCTAGAATAATAATATCGGTACTCGCTGCTGTCGTCCCGGTTAATAAGACGTAAAAGGTCTCGTCTTGGGCAACGACCTCCGTAAGACCAGTTTTTGCTGCGTTTTCATTGTCAACCTTCGTGTCAGCCGTAACCGATAGTTGAGTTATGGCCCCTACCGATGCATCTGTTGGGTCAGCGGCAACCGCTGTGTGCTTTCGAAGATCGGCATCAAGAGTTACCGCTCCACCGGCGCTCTCAATCTGTCCAATAACATGAAATCCGGTAATCGTTGAACCGACTTTCATTCCGCCGATTGGGACAACATAAGTACCTGCCGTCTGCGATGCGGCCATCGTAGCGAGATAACCTGTATCTGCTGCTGCTCCAACGGCCCAACCTGATGTTCCCCCAACCTTACCTTTGCCCTCATTATAAATAATCGTCTGACTTGTTCGGACAATATTCCCGGTTACATTAAGACCGCCTTCCGTTACAGATAGGACCTGTGAACCAGATTTATCTCTAAACTCGCTAATAACCTCCGTGGTCAACTCAGCCAAGGCCACTGTCATTGTGCCACTTGTGTAAGCAGAGCATCGAGACCTTGTTTGTGCTGAAGTCCCCCGTTTGGAATGGTGGGTTACTGTGGTTGCTGAAGCGGTTGTTGTTCCTGTAGCAATCTGAGTCCAGGTTATTCCACCGTCTTCGCTTTCCTCAATAACATATGTCCCTACAAAACTTCCTGTTACGGTGTAGGTAAACTTCTCATCCTGGCGAATGATGATTACTGTCCCGTTCCCAGTTGCCGTAAATGCGTCCGATACTGATTGTGCCATTTTCTTTTCTCCTAATTATTGTTAAAATTAATCGTCACCTAAAAAACATCCTACAACGGTTATTGTCCCCGTTACGTCTATTGTCCCGTTCCCATCTACAGTGTCCGCAGTTCCAGAAAAGTTTAAATTTAGATCGGTCGCTGTCGTGGTTCCATCCACTATAGAAGTTGAATGTGTAAATCCTGTTCCGGTTGTTGTCCCGCTTGATAATGTCTGATTTACATCTCCGCCGATATCATCTTCAGTCGCCCCAAGAGCCCCATCAGCTGCTGCTGAAATAGCGGTGCTCCCAACGCCTATTTCAAATACTGTGTCATCAGGAACCCCGGTCTCATCTGGTGAATAGGCTGTGTAATTCTGCCGAGAGCCAAGATACATAACTCCGCCTTCAGCAAAATCAAACAATTTAAGAGTACCAAAAGACCCGTTTCCACCGTCATCGGTTACCGGAATCTGCGCAGCCGTTAGTGTGAAGTGAAGTTCGAAGAAACTTCCCCGTCTTCTAATTATCACGCTCGTTGTTCCACTTGCAGGGGCGTTGACGGCCCCTATTTTTGATCCGTTTAGAGCCTGAGACGCACCCCCTGGAACTAATGAAAACCAATTCGTTGCGTCTCCAAAAAACCAAGCACTACCGTAATCTTCATTAATTAGAAAACTTGCTGCACCGTCTATATTCCCGCTTTCTGGAATCACAGTAATCGGGAAACTTCCAGCCTGCCCCCCAGAATCTTTTACTGCTACAACTACCCCGTCGATATTATTCGTTGACTCAAGGGTTATGGTTCTAGCAGCGCTCGTATCCGTTACATTAATAATTGTATTTTGAGTGGTCGTCGCAGAAACAGCAGTATCCAAGATGTCAAACTGAATATTTCCATCTACTTTAACTGATTTCCCGGCCGTTGAAGCAGATAAAATTACGTTTCCGCCTGTTGCGGATTGTGTGTTATCGGTAACTCCTCCGGCGGAAAAAGATACGTATCCTGTTGGTCCTAAATCAATGTTTCCTGTTGGGTTACCCGTAAGATTTCCTGTAGGCGAAAAATCTACGTTTCCGGGCCCTTGAAACGTTGCGTCCCCGTCAAATGTTGTCCCCCCAGTGAAGACCTGAGTTCCCGTTACGGTTTGGTTCCCTGTGACTTCAAGGTCTCCTGCAACCTTAACTTTACCCTCAAGGATTTCAATGACATCCGTGCCATGCTTATCTTTTAGGGATGAGGTTACTTCTGAAACAGATTCAGCGAGAACGGTAGTCATGGTCCCGCTGGTGTAAGCGGAACAACGAAAGCGGTAGTTTGAAGAATTTATGTTCTCATTTGTGATTGTGGTTGATGATTTTGTTGAAGTTCCCGTGTCTATTTGTTCCCAGGTTTTTCCACCTGTTAGTGTCCTCTCAAGGACCCATGTTGCGACAAAAGTCCCGGTTACGGAATAAGTAACCTTGTCCTTATGTTTTACTTGAACTTGGTTTGCATTCCCTGTTGCCGTGTGTGCTGTTGTAATCGTAGCCATTTTTATTGACCCCCCGTCATTTCGGTTAAGGCATTATCGCCTGTGGTTTGTGTTGAACTTAGTGTTTTCATTGTGTCCGCACTTTGTTTTGCCATTAGAGCCATTTGTTGTGCTTGGATTTGTTTTGCTTCTTCTTCTCTGAGTAAAGCAACTTCATCATCAGACCGGACGCCTCCGGGTGGGATTGAAGTGAGTTCCGAGTAAAAATCAATCATTTGGTCCGCATTAAATTTCTTTAACCAATCCGGGTTTACCTGGCCAAGGGAAAGGCAGTAATTGGTAAATCGTTCTATGCCAACCAAGGGCACAAGTTTCTGCGCAGAGTGCATTATGGAAATATATTCAACTTCTATTTTGCTCCCTTGGAGTTCTGGAGGTGGTGGTGCAACTTTCCCTTGTTTGAGCCGGTAATTGAAAAGAAGATCAATAAAGCGTGAATTAAAGGTCTGGTCCATCTGCTGCAAGACATTTCCCAAGACAAGGAGTTTCTCCTGGTCAATGGCTTGAACTTCGGTCGCTGTTTTTTCGGGAGAACCCTGGTTTTGGGTGAATGTAAGGAATAGATCCTCCTTAAAATATCTTCGAATCCTAGAACGTATTTGTTCCGACTTAAATTCCATTTCCCTAATTCTTGGGTCGAGGTTCAAGATGGGTAAGATTCCCTTTTCTCCGGTCCTTCGGTTTGTATACATCGTGTCCCCTGGTAACTGGGAAACTTTGGCTGTTCTTAACTCTGCGGGTGCGTCAAGGGGTGGGTCGATAAGTTTATCAATAGCTCTGGCAACCTGTCTTTCATGATGTTGTAATTGTTTTATATCCCCTAGGGCTTTCATTCCGGGGCAGTTCGTTCCGTATATGTCTTGTCCGGTCCTGCCCCAGGTTGTTACAAGAACATTGAATAAATCGAAGCCTTTTTGAGAAAGGATTTTATCGTCGTCGTAGGATTGCCAGTAATTTCCATTGAATCGATTGGTAAGTCCTCGTTCGTAGTAACAACTAATATATAATTTAAACTTCGATATTGGGTTATTGGGATTGTAATCGTTGTTTCTTTTTACGACATGGACGACATAAATCCATTCGTTATCTTCTCCGTTATTCCACAAATTCCTAACTTGGTCGGATATATTATCCCAGTTGATATCTTTATTTGGATCATCGTCCTGGCCAAATTTTTCAACAATCTCACGAACGCTCATTCTAAATTCTCTATAGATACAATCAACAATTCCTTTAGCGTTCCTGCTCATCATGTATGAGCCAACCGGAAAGACAGTGCAATGAATCGTGGTTTCGAAATCTTCTTCGATAAACATTGCCGCAGTCCCAAAGCAAATTAAATCCCAATGATATTCAAATACGGAAGAATAGAAATTGGACCGGGCTATATCCGAAAATTGTTCTTGTGTTTCGTTGTATAGCCATTGTTTGCTTGGAGAGTGCTCCTTTAACCTAAGGTCTCTTACTCCAAGCCGATACCAAGGCCTTGAGGGAGAGTGTATTCCGCCGATCATAATAGATGCCAGGTTTTCTGCCGCCTCAGTGGCAGTTCCGTCAATAATTTTTGTGTTCTTTCGGTTTCCTCGGTTTGCTTCGTTTAGAAAGAAAATCCCTCGCGTAGGAGATAAATAATCGTTCAGATCTTGATAGTGCTTCATAAAACTAGAGCGTTCCGATTCCATTCGGACTCTCATTTGTTCATAAAGTTCCTTCTTTGTCTTTCTCGGATATTCCGGGTCGGATCTTTTGTAGGGTTGTTGTTGCGACATTTAGGTTCCTATGAGTGTCTTTCCTTTTCCAGATAAGGTTCCAATGGATTCAAATGGGCTGACTAAAATAGTTCCGGTTCTCCCACCTTTTTGTCTCTTCTTTGTCCTTTGGGCTTCTCTTTGTTGGTCTCGAAGAATTGTTTTTTCGGAGATTAGCGCTTGGTCTTTCTTTTTTCGTTCGAGATCGGCTAAGAGTGCGTTCTTTTCTGCCGCTTGTTGTCCCAAGAGTTTTTTTGCGTCGTCTTGCGCGGATGCGGTTTGGACCCCTGAGAATACCTGTCCGCCTACGTTTGCCAGTGTTCCTGCTAAGAGCGCTACACCTGCTGCTGTTTCGAATCCCATTGTTTATCCTCCTGCCTTTGGTTTCCCTGGACTACCTATGGATGAATTCCCGCTCTTAAGAACACTACCTTGGGCAACGGGGACCAAAATAGATGCTTGTTTTTTTCTTTTTGCTTTCTGAATGTCTCGAAGCGCTAAATGTAGTTTTATAATCGCTGCGTCATTTGGGTTTGGTCCACCGATGGTAGAGGATTGTTTTGTTGGGATAGGGCTAACGCCTTCAAACCCTCCTGGGGTAGCCCCTTGACCTTCTGGGGGTAGGGCCCCTTCGGGTGTCCCTGTGCCACCTGATGGCGGGCCAAATGGATAAAAAGTGGGATCTTGAAAACCGCCAAATGGATTGTCGTCAATGTATGGGACGTCAGGATTAAATCCGCTTCCCCCTCCGCCTCCACCATCTCCAAAGCCCATCAAAGTTTTCTCCAAAAGGATCGTTGTAGGAATTGGTAGCCCATGTGAGAGAGGATCTTTTCTAGGCCGTTATTTTTTGGGACGTGCTGGATAACGACATCAATACCGTCTTTTTTGAGTTCGTCATCGCACCATTTTATGAATCGAACGGCCATAATTCCTCTGTGCTCGAGTTTGACATATAAAACGTCCTGGGTTGCCCATATTTGCCCTTTATGGAAATGGCTCTCAAACACCCAGAAATTGGCGTAGGCTGCGAGTCTTCCAGATATTCTTGCAGTGAATCCTCGATTTGCTCCACGTCTTTGAGCCAATTCGTAAAATTCTCGATTCGGTTCAAGGGTTTCATCTGGAAAAATTCCGCACTCCTTATTGTGGCTTGTGGTTAGTTTTCTGACCTCATCCCAGCATTTTTCAATGGTTTCTTTCTGGAACGTATAATTGGACCCCACAGGGACACTGTTAGCACATAAAAAACTGGTATGCAAACTTTTCATACTGTATATTGTATGTGAAAACTTTTCGTACTCAATGTTTCACGTGAAACCCAAGAAGTTGGAGGATTTATGAACGAGATCACAATCGACAGCACTCAAGAAAGACTTATAGAACACATGAACCGAGGTGGAAGCCTTACCGAATTTTCAAGAAAAAACGGCATTGCAGTATTTAAATTGATTGAAATTCTTGGCCCGGCTAGACATCTGATTGAGAAAAACAGAAGAAATCACTTCGATGAGAGGTGGTTAGAGGAAATCTGTTCTCTTTGTTTCTGGCAAATGGACGAGATTTACGATAAAAACGGCAAAATTAAGCCTTTGCACCAATGGGGAGTAAACGCTTCTCGGGCCGTTCAGGAGGTTAGAATTACTCCTAAGACAGATGAAGAGGGAAATGTCAGCCATAGTGTAAATATAAAATTCTCAAATAAAGTCCAAGCGTTGAAACTTGTTCGTGAAATGTTAAACACCGGAGAAATTGAACGAAGGCCAACAACATTAAGAGGCCGTCCTTTGCCCGAAGACATTGCCAAGGAGGAATCGCGGCTTTTGATCGAGAAGGGTTATAACTAGTGTGATTGAAACCAACATTCACGCCATAACAGAATTCTCTGATGATCCCTACGGGTATGTTATGTGGGCTTATCCGTGGGGTAGTGGTCCTTTGAAGGGGGTTTATGGCCCCAGAAATTGGCAAAAGGAAGAGCTCATAAATTTAGGCAAGTGGCTAAAGGAAACTAAAAATCAGCGCCACCGGGTTTATCGTTTGGCCGTGGCGAGTGGCCATGGAATTGGCAAGGGTGCTTTCTCTTCCATGGTATCTGACTGGGCTATGTCCACTATGGTGAATACAAAAGGTGACGTTACGGCCAACACCGAGCCCCAGTTAAAGACAAAAACTTGGTATGAGATGAGCAAGTGGCACATGATGAGCAAGTGCCGAAGTGCCTTCGAAATGGAAGCGACCTGCAAGAAATCAAACGAGCCAGGATATGAATCCTCCTGGCGTTTTGACCGATTAACCTGGAACGAGCAAAACCCTGAGGCATTCGCCGGCATGCACAATCAGGGCAGGAGGATCGTTCGTATATTTGACGAATCTTCCACAATCGCCGATTGTATCTGGGATACGAGCGAAGGGGGATTTACGGACGAGAACACGGAGATTATTTTTATGGCTTTAGGTAACCCGACTCGATCTAGTGGGAGGTTTCGTGAGTGCTTTGGCCGGTTTAAGCACAGGTGGAGGACGAGAAACGTCGATGCCAGAGACGTTGAAGGTACGAATAAGGAACTTTTCGCTCAGTGGATCGAGGATTATGGGTTAGATAGTGACTGGGTTAAGGTTAAGGTTCGGGGGATGTTCCCGAGCGCTTCTTCAACGCAGTTTATACCGAGTGAGTGGGTGGAAAGAGCCATGGCGCGCCGGTGTGGTGGTTTCAGCGCAAACGAGCCTTTAGTTGCCGGATTCGATGTGGCCAGAGGGGGTGAGGATAACTGTGTTCTCTCCTGGCGCCGAGGCGGGGACGCCAAATCCATAGAACCTCTGGTTATTCCAGGAAGCGAGTCTCACGATTCGATGCACGTGGTTTCCGTTATTACCGAGGAACTATCTAATCCAAAAAAACGCCCAGAGGTTTTATTCGTCGATGCCACAGGTGTTGGAGGACCCGTGGCTGATCGGCTAAAGCAACTCGGATTTAACGTTATCGACATCAATTTCGGATCCAAATCCCCGTCCCCGTCACAAGCAAATATGTCTGCCTATATGTGGCAAAAAGGAAAACTCTGGTTCCAACGTCAAGACTGCGCTCTACCTTATAACCAAGCATACCTAAACGACGCCGCACGCGAATACACCCACGACTCCCAAATGCGTCTCACCCTCGAAAAAAAAGAATCCATGAAAAAACGAGGACTCGCAAGCTCCGATTTTTTCGATAGCCTCTTTCTCACATTCGCCGCCCCCGTGGAACTCGCCGCAAACACTTTCGCATCTACAAAATCAACCTATCTGTACGACCCGTACTCCGACGAACGAATGGACAACCTAATCCTTCACTGACCGCTTCGAGTCCTCGTACATCTCCCACTCCTGAAAACACGATACCTCTTCATCATCAAACCGCAACGTCAAGTCCTCCATCAACTTCTCCCGCGCCCCCTCCTGATGAATCCGAAAATATTCTAACCATTCACTGTGACCCTCTATCTCCTTGCGACCCTCATGATAATCCAACCACTCCAAAACTTCGGGAGGATAATCACTGCGATCATCGTGATGCCAGCACCACTCATATTGATCGCAGACCTTAGAGTTCTCCTGAGCAATCTCCTTAGAATCATCCTCGGCAATCTCCTTAGACTGCGCCTGATTGCGCGCCTGAGAGGTTGTTTTTATATTCCAAACATTGTGCTCCATAAACCTATAAGTATCATCAACACTCCAACTCTTATTCAAACAATCCCTCATATTACGTAAATAAAAATAATCAACGTTCCCACCAAACTTTATAAAATTCAACGTCTTTATATAAGGCAAACCCCTATCCCTGCAAAAATGACGCAATATGTACCTACCACCAATTTTTATACAAATTTCCTGAAATTTTGCCAACCTAGCGTTCATTGTCTTCACCCCCGTTTTCATTTATTATATCAATAATTTAAATTATTAACACAAAACAGCCCTTTTGTGATAAAACAATATATTCATATTGTCAATAATAAAAACCAAAACTTAAATTATGAAAAATATAATATAAAAAATTGCCAAAATATGCCTGTTTTTATGCCGTTCTATAATATTAAAAATATATAAATATGAAATAAAAATATTTTAAAATAAACTTAAATGCCAAGTATTTGTAATATTCAGAC